CTACTAATCCGCCAGGAATTGGTGGTAATACACCAGAATTATCACAACTTTCGTCACAAATTGACTGGTTGATTAAGTATGCAAGTACTGACACATCACCAGCATTGGCTCAAGAGCTATCCAGCTTAAAAAGTCAATGGGATCAATTAAAGAAATAATAATGGCGGGATTTCCCGCCATTTTCCTCTAAATCACTTGACAACTATCCTGCATTATTGTATAATAAATTTTTTTAATCACTCATATAAGGAGATATCATGAGTCGTTCGTATGGACCAGAAGAAAAAGCTAAACTAGAAAAAATCATTACCGAAGGCGGCACAGTCATGCGGGAAATTGATGATCTACGTGAAAGCTTGAAAGAAACTGTAAAAAGTATTGCTGATGAATTAGACATCAAACCTGCAATCATTAATAAAGCAATTAAAATTGCATATAAAGGTGATTGGAACAATCATAATGAAGATTGGCAAGAAGTTGAAGCTATTTTAGATATTACTAAAAATATTTAATTTAATAGTTATTGGAAAGGTAGGCTGGGCCATAAACCGCATAGATGGGTGCTTATGAGCCGGAAATCATAAATGGAGAATATAATATGGAAATTAACAAAGACTTCGAATTTGAAGTATGTGAAACATGTCCGTCACTTCACGATTGTGAAGCTAGATGTTCATGCAAAATTGAAGAAATGCTATCAGAAGATGTAGCAAAACAACGTGGTGAAGACGAAACCTCTTTAATGGGGGATTCAGAATGAGCTATGTAGATGCATTTTTTGATAAAACTGCTGATATTGTAAAAGTCGTTGAACGCAATAAAGCAGGTGGTAGAGAATACCGAGATTTCCCAGTAAAACCTACATTTTATTATGGTGATACTAAAGGAAAATACCGATCAATATATGGCAAACCATTAACGAAAGTTGTATGTAAAAATACACGAGATTTTCGTAAAGAAGTAGCTGTCAATGGTAACAAAAAACTTTTTGAAGCCGATCTAAACCCAATATTTGTTTGTCTCAGTGAACATTACATAAACCAAGATGCACCAAAGCTTAATGTAGCATGGTTTGATATTGAGGTTGATATGCAAGCATTTGCAGTATCATCCCAGCACATGGTTAAAATCAGAAAAAAACAATGATTGTTTGATATCGAAGTAATAATGATAAATAATTCTAAAGGAGAATACTATGAATTATTTAAAAATATACAACGATATAATTAAATCCGCACAATTAAAAAATAGAACTAAAAATATATTGTTAGAAAAGCATCATATAATACCACGTAGTTGTGGTGGTGATAATAGTAAAGAAAATTTAGTATTGTTAACCACCCGTGAACATTTTATATGCCATTTATTATTGGTTAAAATATATAAAGATACACCTATATTTTATAAAAAAATGATATATGCATTATGGTGGATGTCAAAAACTAGAAAAGGATACAATGAATATCGGGTTACTAGTCATTCATATTCAGCGGCTAGAATCAAATTTTCTGAAAATAATCCTAATAAATGCATAGACCGTAAAAAAAAGTTTTTGCAAAATCATAAATCCGGAGTTTATAACTACGATTATGATAAGGTAAGGAATACATTAAAATCTACATTATCATTAATGTCTAAAGAAGACATGGATTTACGAATGAAAAATTCAGTTCAAAAATGTGATCATAAAAAACGTGGTGATTCTATCAAAAAGGGGAAAAGTTCTACATTTTTGATGACTACAGTCAACAATGAAACAATTGAATTTTCATCATATGATGATGTATTGTCTATAACTGGATATACTTATAGACAAATAAAGTATAGATTACAACATTATAATGGATTATTAGAAAATGGTGCTTGTGTAACATATATTTCAAAATATCGAGGGAACGATGGGAATATTGGAAGAAAAAGAAATATCAGTATTTGAATTAAGTAACATACAAAATAAAGATGAGTATGAAGTTTACGATGAAACATTAAAAAAATGGGTTAATATTGCAGATTGTAGCTATTTAAAACCTGGACCAGGATATGCATCACCAGATGATGCATTTATGCCAATTACTGCGATTGCAGTTCACTTACAATGGTTAAACACTCTGGTATGTCTTGCAATCCCTCCAAAAACCTTGTCAATGGAGGAAGCAACCGAAATTGTCAAAGAATTTCCAAACACTATATTATTCAATACTGAAGCAGAACTATTAGATACATTTTTGGATTTAATAAAAGATGCCGATGTATTAAGTGGCTGGAATTCAGAAGGTTTTGATATTCCATACACCGTTAATCGGGTTACCAAAGTATTAAGCAAAGATGATACTAGACGTTTCTGTCTATTCAATCAATTCCCGAAAAAACGTGAATATGAAAGATATGGTAAGACAGCATCAACCTATGATTTTGTGGGTAGAGTTCATATGGATAGTTTGGAACTTTATCGCAAATATACTTACGAAGAGCGTCATAGCTATCGCCTAGATGCAATTGCTGAATATGAGTTAGGTGAGCATAAAACAGCATATGAGGGAACACTTGATCAGTTATATAATAATGATTTTAGAACATTTATTGAATATAACAGACAAGATACTATGCTGTTGGAAAAGCTAGATAAAAAATTAAAGTTTTTAGATCTAGCTAATACATTAGCACATGAAAATACGGTATTACTACAAACCACTATGGGTGCAGTAGCAGTAACCGAGCAAGCTATTATTAATGAAGCGCATCAACGCGGGTTTCAAGTACCAACTAGACTCAAATCTGATAGCACATCAGAAAACATGGCAGCTGGTGCTTATGTAGCAAACCCAAAAGAAGGATTGCATGATTGGGTTGGCTCATTAGACATCAATTCACTATATCCATCAGTAATTCGTGCTCTCAATATGGGCCCAGAAACTATTGTTGGTCAGCTTCGTCCTGATATGACCGATGCATTTCTTAAATCTGAGATGGCAAACGGTCGATCAATTACCGCATCTTGGGAAGGTGTATTTGGCACATTAGAATACACTGCTGTTATGAATAAAGAATACGATAAGCAGATTACTATTGACTGGGAAGATGGTGGGTCTGATGTTGCGAGCGCTGATCGCATTTATCAAATGATCTTTGAATCAAAACAGCCATGGATGTTAAGTGCAAATGGTACTATTTTTACATATGAAAATGAAGCAATCATTCCAGGATTATTAAAACGATGGTATGCTGAACGTAAAGATATGCAAAAGAAACTCAAGGAAGCTATTGCAGCAGGTGATAAAGAACAGGAAGAATACTGGGATAAAAGACAATTAGTTAAAAAAATTAATTTGAACAGTTTATACGGTGCTATTTTAAATGCCGGTTGTAGATTTTACGATAAACGTATTGGTCAATCGGTAACATTGACTGGTAGACAAATTGCTAAACATATGGCTGGAACTGTTAATCAAATTGTAACAGGTGAATACAATCATATTGGCAAGGCTGTTATTTATGGTGATACAGACTCGGTTTATTTTTCTGCATATCCAATCTTCAAAAAAGAAATAGAAGCTGGAAATATCCCATGGGAGAAAGAAGATGTATCTGCATTATACGATCAGATAGGTGAAGACGTAAACAAAACATTCTCTCCATTCATGTTATCAGCATTTCATTGCCCACCAATTAGAGGTGAAGTTATTAAAGCTGGACGAGAAATTGTTGGTAGTAAAGCATTGTTCATTACAAAAAAACGATATGCGGTATTAGTGTACGATAAAGAAGGGAAACGCAAAGATAAAGATGGCAAACCTGGTGAGATAAAAGCAATGGGATTAGATTTGAAACGATCAGATACCCCTGAATTCATGCAAAATTTCTTGAGTGAAATATTAGAAATGGTATTAACTGGTTCTCCTGAAAAAGAAGTTTTGAATCGAATATCAGAATTTAGATCTTTATTCAAAGCAAGACCAGGCTGGGAAAAAGGTAGCCCGAAACGAGCTAATAATATCACCAAATATCGAGCATTAGAAGATAACACTGGTAAAGCAAATATGCCTGGTCATGTTCGAGCTAGTCTGAATTGGAATACTTTAAAATCGGTATTTTCTGACAAATATTCAATGAATATTACTGATGGTGCTAAAGTAATTGTATGTAAACTGAAAGATAATCCATTAGGATTTACCAGTGTTGCTTACCCTGTTGATGAACTGAGATTACCACAGTGGTTTAAAGAACTACCATTTGAACATTCAGCAATGGAAGCTGTTATTATTGATAAAAAAGTGTCAAATTTGATCGGTGTATTAGAATGGGATCTAATGAGTACCAATGAACAGACATCATCAAATGCTCTTTTTAGATTCTAAAAAACTTGACAAGATCTATTAATAGTAGTATAATATTTAAAAATAAAGGAATTACAATGAAAGACTTTTTACAGGACTTGGTATCACATACTCATTCGTTGGGATTTATCCCACTTTTAAGAATAAATGCGTCTGATACACGGACATATATCGACGCTGTGACTGAAGATAGAAAAATGTTATTCTCAGGGATCACTAAAACACCTGTACCAAATATAAATGGTAGTTTTGGCATGAACAATCTCCATAAATTGGACCTACATTTGAAGTGCCCGGAATACGATAAAAATGCAGGTATTTCTATCATCACTGATACAAGAAATGATGAAGTGATACCATCTGGTATCCATTTCCAAAATCAAGCAGGTGATTATCAAAATGATTTTAGATTCTTACACAAACACATTGTAGATTTAAAATTTAAAGATGCGGATTTTTTAGGAACCACTTGGGACATCGAGTTTGAACCAGCACAAACTAGCATTCAACGGTTGAAATTTCAGGCGGCTGCTCACACAGAGGAGACATTCTTTAGTACAACTACTGATGCAAACAAAAACTTGTTGATCAATTTTGGCGAAATGAATAGACATGCTGGCAGTTTTGTATTTCAAGCAGGAGTATCTGGGAGTTTACGGAAAGCATGGAATTGGCCAAAGTCATATGTTATCAGTGTGTTAAATCTAGCGGGTGATAAAACTATTAGAATCAACGATCAAGGTGCATTACAAATAACAATTGATAGTGGATTGGCCGTATATAATTATACATTTAAAGGACTAATAATTTAAGGAAAAATTATGAGTAAACCAGAAGAAATTGATTTAGAAAAATTCGTTGATATGTTTGATACTGCGATGAATTCAGATAACCCAGCAGTTAAACGATGTTTTAATAATTTATTAATGGTAGTGGCTTTAGCACATGCCGAAGATAAAGAAAAACAGCTCGGTCCATTACGAAAATTAGTAAATGATGTAACCGAGTTAAATAGCAGGATGGCTACTATTGAAAAAGCAATGGTGCACACAAATTCATACGTGTACAATGATATGGGCATCGATTACAATACACCACCAATATGGACCACTACTGGTACTAATTATGGTAGTGGTTATGTTCCACCATTCTCTGGTGCAACAAGTACATTTAAATTAAATTAATTTTAACCGCTACAGGAAGTAGCATTTTTCAAACCATAAAGAAAGGAAGCTATCATGGCTAAAAACTACAAAACATATTCATATTTTGAAAACCGCCCAGATGTTGTAAAAATCTTCGAAGATTTAGAAGCATTTCATGACTTTTGCCGAATGGAGATGAGAAAATTTGATCCAGCAGAACTCTACCGGAAGGATTCGAAATCATATGGTGCATATTTGGCGAGCAAACGTCCACGTAAACCATATCAAGGTAATAAACCTTGGAATAATACTAACAAACAAAAATTTGTTAAAAAGTAGTGTAGATGGTGGGGATTTATCCCCACCTTTATCAAGGAATATAATGGCTAATACACAATTAACTAACAGAATTTTTACAAACTCAATAAACTACGATAAAATAACGTTTTCTAGTCCTAGCACACGCTTCATAAGTGGTACAGGAAACATGGTAATGGAAATCCCTTCGACAGAAGATGCAACATTGAATATCACTGGCAAGGTTAATCTTAATGGGGACAACCTCGAAGAAAGATTAAGTCGCATTGAAAGTTTGTTGCATATTCCACGACGGGATGTTATAATGGAACAGAAATACGAAAAACTGAAGTTATTGTGGAAAGAATACACAGAAACTTTGGAAGCACTTAAATCTTGGGACACTATTAAGGAGTCAACATGAGTAAAACAATTAAATTTTCAGAAGAATTCATTAATACATTTGATGGGACATATCAAGAACTGGAAAGTATCGTCACAACTTTAGCGACGATGGTGAATGACGGAACTTTATTAGCCAATACAACATCCATCACATTCGGTGGTGAATTCGACCAAGTAATCGAAATTAAACTGTAGGAAATTTATGTCAGTATTAGTACCAGAAAAACCAGCAGAAGGCATTATGAAAACCGGCGACTATGGAGACAGCAAGTTTTATAAAATAGGATGTAAATGCGGAAATGAAGATGATGATATTCATTTTGAAGTGGAAGCAGATGAATTTGGAATTAATATTAATGTTAATACTTGGACTCATCCAAAGACCGACTGGTGGAATCGCGTAGTTGAAGAAAATCATACTCCCAGATTTGAAAGTTCTTGGCTGTATAGCGTTGACGAATCTATTCGCAGTTTTATAAATGGATTTGCTCATCGGATTAAAATTTCATACGCATTGTGGACATCTGGCTATCTGAAGTACTCACAAACTACCATAATGAGTGAACAACAAGCACTTAACTACGCACATACTTTAATTAATGCAATTGAAGATGTTAAAACGTTCCGTAAAGAACGCATGCAAGCAAAAGATATTTCAGAAGGCTGCTAAAATAACTGGAAGGATCCAATGATTAAAAAATTTTTTAAAGATATAACTGGCGTAACTGCTAGGGAAGAAGCTGCACGAATTGCTATTCTTGAAAAAGAAGAAAAAGCTGCTCGTGCAGCTGCTAAACGCAAAGCTAAAAAAGAAAAAGAAGCAGAGGCAAAACTCTCACCAAAAGAAATAGCAAACAAGCGCAAAGAAGCATGGGTTGATGTTATCGGATTTAAAGTCAATAAAGATAATATCAGAAATGGTTTTTATGAATTGGATTGGAATGAATATTTCATTACTGAATTAAAGCAAGAAGGCTATGGGTTTGATGGTGACCCAGATGAAGAAATAGTAGCTCGTTGGTTCAGAGATATCTGCATTAATGCAGCTGCCGCAGAAGGGGTTGATATGGATAATCGGGAAACTGGTTATATCAATGTTACGAAATTAACCGGTGGAAAAGCTGAGGTAAAATAACCTCAGTTCACCATTATTCAAGGATGAATAATGACTTATATTTTAGTCGATCTGTCTAACACATTCTATCGTGCTAGACATGCCATACAAGGTAATGCTGAATTAAAACTGGGTATGGCATTTCATATAACATTTAATAGCATCAAAAAAGCATGGCAAGACTTTGGTGGTAAACATGTTGTTGTATGTTTGGAAGGGAAATCATGGCGCAAAGAATATTATGTACCATATAAACGAAATCGGGCAGACATGCGGTCTGCCATGAATGTAAAAGAACAAGAAGAAGAAAAATTGTTTTGGGAAGCGTTCGATGAATTCAAAACATTTTTAACAGATAAAACTAATTGCACCATTTTACAACACCCGCAATTAGAAGCGGATGACTTAATTGCTGGATTCATTCAATCACATCCTAACTCTAATCATGTCATTATTTCATCTGATAGTGACTTTTTACAATTAATTGCGCCTAATGTAAGCCAATACAATGGCATTGCTGATCACCACATTACCCATACTGGTTATTTTGATGCAAAAGGTAAACCAATTAAAGACAAAAAAACAGGTGAAGTAAAATTACCAATTGATCCTGAATGGATGCTTTTTGAGAAATGTATGCGCGGTGATACTAGCGATAATGTTTTCTCCGCATATCCAGGGGTTAGAACAAAAGGTACCAAAAATAAAGTTGGGCTAACTGAAGCATTTAATGACAGAAATTGTAAAGGCTATAATTGGAACAATCTAATGCTACAACGCTGGGTTGATCATGATGGAGTTGAGCATAGAGTATTAGATGATTATGAAAGAAATCGTCAATTAATCGATTTAACTGCACAGCCAACTCATATCCGAGAAGTGATAAACGAAACAATAAGTACCAATTCTAAACCAAAAGAAATAACACAGGTTGGGATCAGAATGTTAAAATTCTGTCAATCATATGATATGAAACGAATGATGGAAAATATTCAGCAATTTGCTGAACCGTTTCAAGCAAAATACATAGGAGAATAAGATGAGTGAAGAAATTAAAGATCCAACACCGGATGAACAACGTACATTATTACAAACCATTAAATTCCCACCACGAAAATACAAAGTAGAAGTATCCGGCAGAGGTGGTGAAATTGTAATCGGCAAAGTTGACCGTGATGCATATGATTATCTTGAAGATAATGATATAGATATCAATGATTTCATCGATGATGAAGATAATGAGTTAGAAGTACCAGAAGAATATCGTTTCATTGAAGAAGGCAACTGGTATGATTTGGATGATATTGCTCATGAAAATGGTGCAACAATTGATGATCTCAGTGAAATATTTGTCTACGATGAAAAGGGTAAGGAAGTATGGAGACATTCTTTAGACATCACTTCTCTCGAAGATGATGAAATTGGGATTGAAGAAATTGAGGAATGTTATATCACTGATAAGCTGGAAGATGGCGAGGTGGCATTTATTGGACAATCTGTCGAAAAAGGTTTATTTTTTGGTGGAGAATTCACAATCAAAGATGAATTTGATCCAACAAAAATTAAAATTGAGTATAGTGATATCGAAGGATGGAGTTTGTTATCGAGTATCCAATACGATGGCGAATACATTGACACGGTTGAATACGACACTACTGGGAAGGGTATCGAATTTGATTTAATTTTGGTTGAAAAATAAAACTTGACTTTTAACAGTTAGTGTTTTATAGTTATCAAACTTAAAACACTAACACATAGAGATTATTATGACTGAAATCATTGATACAAAATCAGAAATTATCGAAAACATTCGTTCTAAAAACAATGTTCAACGAGTTAAAAATACTCGTAAACAAGTTTCATGGTTAGACAAATTGAATCTCAAACAACGAGTTGACAATCATAAACTTGCTAGAGTTTGGGCTTACAGAAATCACGATCATGCAGAAGTGTTTGCAAATTCATTGGAACTTGATTATATCATTTTTCAACAAGAACTTTTCCTTGAAGACACCAAAGAGTTGTCAGCGAAACTTACTAGAATTGGTTTTATTGAACTAACTGGTTATCCCGATGAAGAATTATTCCAAGGATTTTCAAGGGTGATGTACAACAAAAAATACAATATTGCTATTAGCTTATTTGATCCAAAACACAAATATGCTATCCAAACAGCAAACAAAATTGTAGAAAAATCTTTCATGGATGGCCGATCAGGTATGGCTATCTTTTTAGCAACAATCGAAGTACTTTTAGAAAAATAAACGGAGTTTGTATGACAAAGGAATGGTTCAATAACATACCAAAGGATGGTATTCTATGCAAATGCAAGTACACAAAAACCGGTGATCAATATAGAATAGATATCATTACTAGATATAATGATCACCCATTATCTGATTTCAAATTTAGAAATAACGATAAATTTTATGCAGATGCAACACCTCTATCGATTGATGAAGTTTTAAACATGGTTTATCAGGAGGAATCATGACCGAAATTCATGCAATACCAATTGTCGATGGAAAATTCTGGATTGTTGAACAAGATGGTGATAAAATTGCAACATTGCATAAACAAGAAAATAACAAATTCATTTTATCCAATATAGATGGTGAAATTCGTTTTGATGAAAAGGAAGAAATCATCAATACATTTGGTAGTAAATTTTTCCTACCAGAAAATTCACTACCAGTTAATTTATCAGAAGATACGGAATGTCACGGTTATCCAACTAAAACAAAACCATATAATTCAATGTATGATGTTCGTAGAAAATTACCAATGTTTACGAAACAACCAAAAAGCAAATGTTTCCATTGTGCAGGTTGGTATGCAATAAAATTCAAAACATGGGTTATAGCATTTTGTCCAAAATTAATTACAGTTGATCGGTATGAAACACTTGGTCCATTTAAGACCAAAGCAAAAGCGGCAGAAGTAAAATGCAACATCAAATAAATTTAACACCAATTACATTGTATACGCAATTATTACGTGCAGCTGAATTATCTCAACAAAAAGAAATTAAAATTCCAATTCAACAAGCAAGACTAATTTCTATGGCGTTGAATGAAATGCTTGATAAAATCAATACGGATTATTCACGATTGTACGATGAGTTAAAGAACAAAAATACGGATTCGATCACTGTTAGTATGGACGGTGGTGGATTCGATAAACAATAAGGAAATTTATGACATCAATAGGGTTTGCACAGTTTTGCTCACCAGGACAACATATTGCCGGTGAAGAACTTATGAAAAATGTACGAGAATTCTATCCAGATAGTTATTACATTGCATTAGGTGATGCAGGTGATGATCGTCTTGATGCTTGTAAAAAATATAATGTAGAATATTACCAGTCCCAACGGAAACTTGGTTATCCACAAGAACCATATGGTTATGATATGGAAATTGTGTTAGAATTTTGGGAAAGAATGTATATTGCATGTTTTCGAGCGAATACCACTCATTTAGTATATTTAGAAGATGATATTAAAATATTAAAACCAATTACATGTCCAGATGTTGATGTATATGGGTTTGATACCTCCTTTGCGAATGGTGAACGATTTCCAAATGGGTTTACTGATGAATTTATGAATATGATAGAAGAATATTCTGGCGTCCGTCCAAATATCAATGGTTATGGTGCACAGGGTGGTACTATCATCAAAGTAAAAACTTTTTTAGATAATTATTTTCATGTTAAACGATGGGTTGAACAAAATTTTAATTATGTTCGTAATAATATATATGAAAAAACTGGTTGGCAAGATTCATTTAATACATATTTTTTCTTGCTTTCCGGCAAGGCTTTTGTAAAGAATCCTAATATTGTCAATGTATTCGACCCAGAGGGCACAAACGAGTATGATTATTATAGTCATTACGACTACCCAACTACGTTTGCCATTTCCAAAGGTATTCCAGAACATGTTGAAATAATTCATAACTATAAAAAATTCTACAGCAAAAATCAGTAGTGCATTTTTTGATAAATATATGCGTAGTTAATAAAGGAACCTCAATGAGTAGACCAAAACCGCATGTATTATTAGAATACACCGATAAAACATCATATAAGACGGATCAAATATTGGCAGCCGAGGACAATGCAATATGGGCAGTGTTCTATGAATCAGCCGCCTTCAATTTGAAATCGTTTAATAGTTTAGTGAGTCACCCTGGCCCAAAATATAAAAAAACCAGTTTTTCTAATCCAGGGCATGCTCACAATTTAGCAAAAAAGTTAAATTTACAGTTTGACACAGAGGCGTTTAATGTTGTAAAATTAACAATGAAGGCATCGAAAAAATGATAGATAGAACTTCATTAACCAAGATATTCCTATCTCAATGGGGTAAAAGTACGGATGACGCCAACTTGAAGTTTTACTCAAGGCAATGGTGGCATAGTAATAGATCTTCAAATAATTCATACAGATTGTCTGGTGAAGGATTGGATTTCTTGGTTAACACGTTGGGTCTTAAAGCATATAAAATTCCGTTTACGGAACCTATTGACAAGAGCCCTCAAACAGTGATATACTTATCTCGATTTATTGATTGTCCATATTTTCTCACCAATCAAAGTATTACGGTGTTTTCTGAAATAAAGAGTTTTGAACTACATTTATTTTCAGATGATATTAGAAAATATGGTATAATAAAATCATTAAACGAGCGTCAACGATCTTTACAAAAGTAAAAAATTTAGTTGACAAACGAAAATCCTAGTAGTATACTACACAGGAAATGGACGCACTAACAGATGGATTTGAAAAACAATTGACAATGTATATTTAATACGTTACAATTTATTCTTTCTTTAAACACACAATAGGAAACAAACATGAGTGAATCTCGCGCAGTAGGCCCAAAATCAGCAAAAAAAGCAATCATCAAAGCCTTAAAAGTTAAAAGACCAATTTTTATTTGGGGGCAACCAGGTATTGGTAAATCTGATTTGATCAAACAAATCGGTGATGACGGTGCTAATGATTTAGTCATTGACGTGCGTTTATCATTATGGGATCCAACTGACATTAAAGGTGTACCATATTTCGACGATAAAGAAGGTACTATGAAATGGGCTCCACCATCTGAATTACCTGGCATGAAAATGGCTGAACAGTACGACCGTATCATCTTATTTTTGGATGAAATGAACTCAGCTGCTCCATCAGTGCAATCTGCGGCATATCAGTTGGTATTGAACCGTAAAGTTGGTACCTATTCATTACCTGACAATGTAGTAATCGTTGCGGCAGGTAACCGCGAAGGTGATAAAGGTGTTACCTATCGCATGCCAGCACCATTAGCAAATCGTTTTATCCATTTGGAAATGACCCACTCATTTGATGATTGGTTTGATTGGGCAACCGAAAATAAAATCGACAAAGATATCGTGGGTTTCTTGAACTGGTCAAAAGGTGATTTGAACAACTTTGATCCTAAATCAAGCTCACGTGCATTTGCGACACCTCGTTCTTGGTCATTCGTTAGCGAATTGTTGACAGAAAACGACTGCGATGACGAAACCTTGATGAACTTGATGGCTGGTTCAGTTGGCGAAGGTACCGCGATTAAGTTCGGTGCATACCAAAAATTGGCTGGTAAAATGCCAAACCCAACTGATGTACTGAAAGGTAAAGTCAAAAAACTTGACTATAAAGAAATTTCAGCGATGTACGCTCTTACCGTTGGGTTGTGCTACGAATTGAAAGATGGTGCTGACCGCAAAGATAAAGATTGGAACGACCAAGCTAACTGCTTCTTCGAGTTTATGATGGACAACTTTGAAACTGAGTTGGTTATCATGGGTACCAAAATCGCGCTGTCGTCTTACAAATTGCCATTTGACATCGATGAAATCAAATGCTTCTTGGATTTCCATAAAAAATATGGAAAATACATTTCAAGCGCAACTGAGCAGTAACATATAGGGTTGGGGGTTGTTTCAGCCCCCAACCTTAAGTTTAACATCCAGGGATTAATAGTCCTTTTCAAATTACTAGGAATACAAATGTCAGATCCAGTATTAGATAAGATTAAAGACAATATCATCATTGCTAGGGTTGGTTTGTTATTACGTCATCCATTTTTTGGAAATCTAGCAACACGCCTGATTATTAAAGAAGGTGGTGAATGGTGTAAAACAGCATCAACCGAAGGCAAACACATTTTTTTCAATAAAGATTTTTTTGAACCATTGACAGTTCCCCAAATTGAATTCGTGTTGGCGCATGAAATCATGCACAACGTATTCGACCATATGAGTCGTCGTGAAGGTCGCCATCCAAAATTGTTCAATTGGGCTGCTGACTATTGTGTTAATGGTCAAATTGTTCGTGATAAAATTGGTGATTGGCAAATTCCAGGAATCAATATTCTACACGACCAAAAATACTACGGTATGGGAGCTGAAGAAATTTATGATCTCTTAAAAGATCATAATGACGAAATGTTGGATAAATTGGGTGAATTACTCGACCAACACATCGACTGGGAACAAGAAGATCCAAATAATCCTGATAGACCAGTTTACACAAAAGATGAACTGCGTGGCATTCGTGATGAAGTTCGTGAAGCAGTAATGGCGGCAGCACAAGCATCCGGCGCTGGAAATATCCCAGCAAGTGTACAACGGTTGATTCAAGAATTAACTGAACCGAAAATGAACTGGCGTCAAATTTTGCGTCAACAAATTCAAAGTGTAATCAAAGAAGATTATTCTTGGATGCGTCCAAGTAGAAAAAGCTGGCATTTGTCTGCTATTTTACCAGGTTCAAATTTGAAAGATACTATTGATATTTGTGTAAGTATTGATATGTCAGGTTCAATTAGTAATGATCAAGCCAAAGATTTTTTAAGCGAAATCAAAGGTATTATGCAAGAATATCAAGATTTCAAAATTAAATTATGGTGTTTTGATACAAGCATCTATAATGAAGCCGACTTTGACGGATATACAATGGATGAATTCGACCATTATCAGCCAATGGGTGGCGGTGGCACCGATTTCGAAGTAAATTGGGAATATATGAAAGATAGAGATATTGTTCCTAAAAAATTCATTATGTTTACAGACATGTATCCATGTGGATCATGGGGTGATGCAGATTATTGTGACACCGTCTTCATTGGTCACGGAACTACTTCAATTGTTCCACCGTTCGGCGAATATGCTTACTATGATGATGTAAAGGGCACTGACTAATGGCGTTGAAAAACGGCAAGCCAAATCCCTTGAATTATTTCAAAATGCGGAGGGTTGAATATGCGCCCCCGCATTTCAAATACTTCTCACTATCTTCGTATAATCCAAAAACTGTAAAAAATATTAGTGAGTGGATTGAATTGAATTTAAATAATAGATATTACGTCGGGCAAGGAATAATGCTTGACAACAAGAATTCATTCGTGTATAATACACAAATTGGATTCGAAGAAGAGAAAGAGATGAGCTTTTTCTTGATTGCATGTCCATTTGTACATGCATAAGTAAATAACACGTTATAAGGAAATAACATGACAGAACAAAGTGAAAACACAACCGAAACTTCAACTCAGCCTACTGCTGAGTTGAACATCAACGACCTAGCAACTCTTAAAGCAGCAGTCGATTTAGCTGCCACTCGCGGTGCGTACAAAGCAGAAGAAATGGCAGCTGTTGGGAACGTTTACAACAAATTGGCTGCATTTTTAGAGCAAGTGTCAAAACAAGCTACAGCTAACAATCCTGAAGGTGTGTAAATGAGTAATTTAAAACACATCGGAAGAATCAAATCAACCGGCAAGAAATGCATAGTCGCATATAGAACAATTCCTGGTGATGCATATAGCTGCCTAATCATACCAACTGAAAGCCTACCTGATGAATATCATGATGCATTAATTAATTTAGTTGAAAGTCCTTCAGGACAATCATCATATGAATTTGCAGAATCATTAGCTAGAACTAATTTTTCAGATGGTAGCATTATGTTATCAGCATTGCATGCACGAGGAAAACTTATAAAAGTTGGCACTGATAAGATTGAAATGCTCCCACGACCAGCATATTCCATCTTATTATCTGAATTGAATCAAATCATCGCTGATCAACGTGGAATTTCACTAGATGAGTTGGCATTGAAATCCGGTGATAAAAAACCTGAAACAACTCAACCAGTAGATGACCCATCTAAAACAACTTCAGCATCAGTCAATGTTGAGCCAGCGGTGGAATCACCAGTTGAACAGTTGACCCCAGAACAACAAGCTAAAAAATATCGTTCAGAAGCCGATAGATTAGCGAAGGAAGCTGCAAATTTTAGACGAATGGCCGAAGAACTGGTGCCTATTGTTAAAAAACCTAGAAAACAAAAAACTGCGGTATGATGCATTTTCAGAAATCTACCCCACTTGAGGAAATAGATGACTGGGACAAAGTATTCAACGAGGTAACACTTAATGTGTTACCAGTTGATTACGTTCAAAAAGTCTTAATAAACTTCAAAGATGGAAAATCGTGGGAAATTGGTATTGCTCCAAAAAGCCCTCGTAAAAAGCTGAATGAATTCAAAGATGGGTTATTTGAAATTTTAGATGCATACGAGGATCATATTGATCATATTGATGTTAAAATTGACACTTCTCGCGTTAGAAAAGATGTCGAAAAATCAATTAAAAAAATGTTAAGGAAAATAAATTTATGACAGTTAAGTTAGTATCATACTCTCAACCAACAGAGGAATTTGCTAATAATGGTATCCAAGATGCACAGGAATTGATTGCATTTTGCGCTAGGGTATCAAATCCTTCAAATCAATATAACACAGACACGAGTGATAAATTAATCAAGTATCTAATCAAACATAAGCACTTTAGTCCATTAGAAATGGTAAGTGCTTGTATTGAAGTTGAAACGACAAGGGATATTGCTCGTCAATTATTGCGTCATAGAAGTTTCAGTTTCCAAGAATTCAGTCAAAGATATGCGGACCCAACTAAAGATTTAAATTTTGTAACTCGTGAAACAAGATTGCAAGATTTAAAAAATCGTCAGAATTCATTACAAGTCGATCTTACCGATGCTCAATATAAAAGTATGGATGATACCTGGCAGAGTTATCAATTACAGGTAATTGATTTGGCAACATGCGCTTACAAATGGGCAATCGCTAACGGAATTGCTAAAGAACAAGCAAGGGCAGTATTACCAGAAGGATTAACAGAAAGTAGATTATATGTCAATGGAACCATTCGTAGTTGGGTGCATTTTATTGAAGTTCGTACAGAAGAATCTACACAAAAGGAACATCGAGAATTGGCATTAGAATGTGCTAAAGCCATTACTAAAATATTCCCAATGGCCGATTCATATGTTTATAAAGCACCAGAGCCTCCGATCCCACCACAATCTGAAATAAGACTAGAAAGTAATGAACCGAAAGAAACTTCTGGATCATTACTCAAATCTTTTATTAACTTATTTAAGAGAACTTAATAAAATGCCGGGAATTCCCGGCATTTTCTATTTAAATTTATAACCAAAACTTATTCTTATGGCATTAGGTGAATCCACACAATGCCATAAATAATTATCGCAGTCATCGGATATATCGAAAATTCTGACATTCCATCCAAAAGTATCCCAATCTGTTATAATTTTAGGTGAGCCAGACGACATGTCTACATATTTAAAATATGATCCAGAATCATGGGAACAATATGCGACATATGCCCGTATCCCAGGAGAATTACTGTTCGTATGCCATCCCATATAACCACCAACTTGGTACAAAAAGTTTCCAGATGGTTCCTTTATTTTTTTCCCAACTGTTTCTTCTAAAAATTTCATCAATGGAATTGCCACGTTAATCGGTGGTAATGATATATATTCTAATTTTGAATGAAAACAGGTTTCTAATGTTTCATTATTCCACTGAATTGATTTCAAATCTTTATTTAATATAAATTGGTCCGCTACCCCTGGGTTTTTATATGAGTATTGATCTATCATTCGGCCATTATGTTTTTTACTACGAATGTTATCAATGTATAATAACGGATTTGATAGTACATTATTAGCGTATTCGGTTAGAGAATTCTCAATTATAGTTGGTAATATAATTTTAGTAATCATATATCATTAACTGTGACATCCAAAACTTTACTATCTATATTATTAATGTGTTTGAACATATCAGAATCAACTCTTGCTGGATCTGAGTGATATTGTTCTGACAATTTGCACCACAATACGTCGAGCTCTTTTTCTGATGGTTTTTCGATATAATTTATATTCCACTCAACTATAAAAGCATCTTGATTATTAATCAATCTTCGACCATCTTCTGATCTGGATAACGTACATGCTATAATAACATCCGATCCAAATATGATGTTATTATATTTTCTTTCTATTATATATTGTAATTGGTCTAATGTCATAAAATATCCTTTTATTGTCGTATTTTAATTGTTTCGTAAACAACTGTCGCGTAGCATGTCATGTAATGAGCTCCTGCTGCTGCAGATAATGTTACTGATCTAATAACAGTTCCTTCAGGAATTGGTCCAGTAGTATCTGAAGTATTCCATGATGTCACCAAGGTATCAGTTGTTGCACCACTATGCACTATTTTATCCTCTGGTATAATATTTCCGGTCGAATCTAATAATGGCGCTATTAGTATATAAGAAGTGAGCGTAACAGCTTGATTACCTGTACCATATAAATATCCTGCTGCTGCGATTCCGGTAATAACATAGTTGGCAGGAACTGTCATTGTAACCCCATTACTAACAGCCGATGTTGCAATACTTGTTCCAATAGATATATTACCGCTGTTGGGTGAAGAATCTATAGATGAAGAAGTTCCTGTAAATGTAGAATATCCATTTTGCCATTGCGTTCCATCATCTGCAGTACCAATACTAGTCAAGGTTTCTGTGACAGTCACTTTTGATAGCATTTTGTTAGCACCTGCTGAGAATATTGAGTAAGAACTACTGCCAATAAAATATGAAGAACCAAGTGTATAGGTATTCACGGTTACTATACTATTTGTACCAAGGATCGTAATAATAGAACTAGGTACACCAGCTAAAATTGTGTGCCCAGCATCAGTATATAATTGTAATTGAAATGTTTCATTCGAGTGTGATAATTCATCCGTGGCTATTGTAACAGTAAATGATCCAGTATTATTATCCACAATAACCGATCCACTTGCTGTCGTTAATCTAGCATCACCGGCAACACTTCCTGGTGTTTTGGCCCAATAAAGCGTTGTAGAATCATTCACATACTGCGTAGTAACAGTAACTGTAATTAACTCACCCTGTGACACTGTAGTGATCGATGGTGAAATAAAGTATTGAGGATTTGGTGATCCACCACTAAACGTGTTATTTCCACCTATACCACTTACATTTAACGGCAATACTGTAACATTTCCACCAGTGGCATGCACTTGTACTAATCCGCTAGTTAATGTTCCACCGACGTTAATGTCCGTCCCTACTACATCAAAATCACAGAATTTAATACTAAATATAACGGTTGTACTATTTACATCACGTTTTGCATAAATTTGATATGCGTTGCTAGAATATTCTGTCCCAGATAAACTAGGTATATTATTACCAAGTATTTGGTATATTAATTGATCAGAAGTAGTTAAATCATACCACCCGATTGAAGACCCGGTACCACTACCAGTCGTAGAAGTTTCGGTATATCCAAAACTAATAGTACCTAATCCATTTAACAGGGTAGACCATGCTGTATATTTTTCATTATTAGAACCTGTTCCAATCACAATCCCGGCACCAGTTCTAGTCGCACTAAAATTCAGCACCCCGCCGCTATTAAAAAAATATCTGATATTATTCGCAGAACCATCACCAGATGATGCACCAATCATGGCAAGTGTATGGATTAGTTCACCATTCCATTCAGATGTATACGTTGCTGATGTCCCAGAAGACGTTGATTTATTATTGATGTCGATTACAAATCTATCAGTGGTAATTACATTTGAAAAATTATTATATTGATTTCTGATAGCTTCAGTAATTGATGCCCCGGTGGTTACTATAACTAAATTCCCACCATCTAATGCAGTAGATGACCCAATTAGTCCACCTATCTGATGTTGACGAACCTTTGCCATATCATTGCGTAAATTAACCCATTCAGAATGAGAAATCAAATCACCTTGGACTTTCACAGGAGATGTGATTGACTGTCCATACCCGCTATCACTAGCACCAGATCCAAATACTGCATCAACCTTTGCTTTTATACTAGTATAATCACTAGCTTCAATTAAATTTCCCACACCTGCTGACATATGTCATTATTCCTTATAAAATTATCGCTTCAATTATTTTAATACCATCATCGGTACTCGTCTCTAATGCAATTGCAAATACATTATCAAATGATATTCCAGGAACCCGTGCAGTCCCATCGTCTCCAGCAATTAACCGACTTCCTTTAGCAACAGGGCCTATTACCTTTACTGGCACTCGGCCTTTCAATGCAATATACACTCCATCTACTAATTCTGAATTCATCATATATGCCGGATTTTCAGAAATAACACCAATTGCTCTACTACCCAATTTACTAGCAGTTACTTCTTTGTCACCACCAACCATCATAACAGTACCCACATCATATTCGGAATCCGACAAATATTTTTCCGCCAAGTCAGCATATCTAGCTTGAGTTGCAGTAGCAGTTATTAAGTTAGCCGTAAAATCACCATTAGTATCTCTGGCAACAATCGATGTTTTATTACCACTTGATAACATGCTCGTCGTTGCACTAAAATAATCCGAACCAACTTTTACAGTATCAGCCTTCGTCGAAATTCCATTAATATTTGCAAAAATGGTGCCTGTACTATCGCGCAATGCAACGGTATCCGCCACCTTACTCAATGCTGGTGGATAATTAATATAAGTTTCATCAACCAACACTGCCATGTTTTCTGATGTTAGTGAAGTACCCCAAACTTTAGATTTGTTATCACTAATCATGGTAATACCAGTATTAATTGTTTCAAACCCAGCAATTGGAGTGGTTGAGCTTAAGGTAAATTCAGCATCCTTACTCACTGTAAAAATTGTAGTACCTTCTAAAATTGCTTCAAAAATATTGTGATCACCACCGTCGGTATCTTTTACGCTCACCAATCCAAATTTAGATGTATCACCAGAGGTAGATGATTCAAGTGGTCCAATTCTAATGTATCCTGGAGTTTTATTAGTACTACCTGTTAATGAATATACATATAATACATTTTCTGTTCCATCAAACCAAAAATCACCAGGCGTTAAATAGTTTGGTCTAGTTGAAGAAATATCGGCACCGTTTGCAGTTCGCCATTCAGAATTGATATCATAAAATTTCAATTTATTTGAATCTTTGTCAAACCATAATTGACCAGCAAGTGGTTTAGATGGCGGTGTTATATTCGCAAAATTTTCTAACAAATATAAAAAATTTTCATTTTGTGGAATACCATACCCAGAATAATTTCTGCCAACTAATGACAAATCAGTAGTAATATCAACCGTTCCATCTGCAACAATTGCTAATTGTGTCCCATTATATGTTCTTATAATATATGACATTTATATTTTTCCTGTGTAAATAATGTATGCTAATACAATCATATTGCCAAATGATTGCGGTGCCTCAATATTTGGTACAACAAATTTATCAATTGTAACACCAGCAGCAGATGCCGCACCCAATGCTTCAAATAAATCTGGATAATGTGATTGATAATATTCAGTTCCATCACATAATAAATACCCCTCTGGTATTCCATTAGGATATTTTACATCACCGACTGGATGTAATGAATGCAATATAATTGATCCAGGTTTCACAGTTGGAACATCTGACAATAAGGTATCTTTTGTTGTTTTAAATATTTTTGATCTAGCAGTGATTGATATTGGACTTTGAAGTGAACCAGTTAATTGTAAATTATTGACAATCCATACTGATCCAGAACCACTGAGTATTTTTGTCGCTGTTAATACACCAGTTCCACTTATTGTTGCACCAACTGTTATTTCACCAGACGTAACTGATACTACATGTAATGTAGTTCCAGAGATATAACCTGTGAATGTTGCTGATTCTTCACCCTGCGATCTATATACTAGAATTTTATCTGTATTTGCAGTTGGTATTATATTAGAATTAGGAATAGCAGCCAATTCTGGTTTCGATGCAATTGATGTATCACTCAATATAGAGGTAAATACCATTGAAGTTTGAGTACCATTATATACTATACTATTACTAGTTAAATCACCTATCAAATTGAAGGTGGCAGATGTTCTTAATGATCCTGCATTACCAGACACATCACCAGATACGTTACCGGCTAAATTTCCTATTACATTACCTTCAAGATTTCCATAATAAAATTGTGAATAAATATTCCTAAAGCGAGCATCTGATGATCCTATATCATATACATTTGTTAATTTAGGTGTAATTACCACATTAGTAGAACTATTAGCCAATGTAATAGTGCCAGAATTTACAGTAATATTTCCACCTAATAATAAACTTTTAGCTAGATACAACCCCCCACTTAATTGTGTACTTGCCGTTTGTGCACCAGTATATACAACATCATTTGTACCATCTACTATCAATTTATTAGATGTTGTTGTTCCATTCACATCTAATTCGGTAGATGGAGTTTTTGTTCCTATTCCAACTCTGCCATTCGGGGAGAGAGATAAAATAGTATTAGAATTCATTTTCACTTCTATTTTTTTAGAAGTGCTAGTATTAGTAGATATCAAATAGGTGGTATCAGGTGATGATGGATCATCACTAATTGATAAATTTCTATCACTACCAACCGAAATTTGTGAAGCTTTTACTGCCCCAATAAAAGATACTAAATTTGATGTAGCCAACACATAACTAGAAGCTAAATCACCACCCAAACGTTCACTATTAGTTGATGTTCCATAATATCTATGTGTCGATAAAGTTTGTCCAGTTAATGCAGTATTGTCTGAGTCCGTATTAATCAAGGTAAATCCAGCATGTACTGTAGAAAATCCCGGGATAGCCAATTTTGGAGTAAATGTTTCAGAACTTATAATAGCAACTCTATTATTTTCTGAGTAAACAGAAATAATACCACGCAAATTATCAGTATTATCATAAATGGTTTCAATGACTTGCCCAGTCAACGTATCTTGACTATACTGTGGACCAACTAATAACCAAGCAGTTCCAGTATACAAAAACAATTGCTGTCTAATATTATCCACCCATAAATCACCACTTCGTGCGGTGGATGGTTGTGATGCTGACTTAATAACTGAGCCAGCCGAAATCCAATTAGTTTCTGTTGCGTCACTATTTACCATCAATTGATTGTTTACATTGTCATACCACAATTGTCCCTGTACTGGATTAGGAGGGGAGGTTGGATTTGCAAAATTTTCTAAAATATGCAATAAATCACTACCGATATACGATGCATAATTCGGATAATTATTACCAACTAAATTCAAACTTGTTTCAGTATTGATTGTTTTATCATCAACAGTAATTGCTCTTTTATTCGAATTGTTGTTTTCCGTAAATCTAATTTGATATCCCATGATTAAACTCCAGATAAGCTCTGTATTCTTACAGTATAATCAACTTGAACTAAACGATTTAATGATTTTTGAACTGGATGAAATATAACATGAGTCAATAACAATGGATTACCGTGTGGATCATAACTTTGAAGACCCAACTCATCAAAAATATACGCTTGTTCGCCATTTGGTGTGTCCGTACCACTTTGACCATACGGTTCACTATAATCCAGCAAACAAGTAACAAGTATATCAGAATAATTATTACCAGTTGTATGTAATACTTCAATATAATTTCTAGATCTATCTAAATTGTTTTCAGATGTATCATCAACTACCTTGGTATATGTTTCATTATATAAACTAGCATTTGAACCAAAACTGTTTGGAGTTAAATATGTAATAATACCGGTTGGATCAACAAAAGTTCCACCATTACCAAATGCCATTTGATATACAAAATCTTTATTTTTATTCGCAACTGAATTTGCTAGTGCAATACTAAAATTTTCATAATGAATTGCATTACGTTTATCTACAAACACTTCAGTTGTAGTAGGATCCCAAATTTTTATATGTCCTTCAAGTTGAATTCCAGTTCTTTCTTTACTTTGCATAGTAATCTCTCATATTAATGTATTTATCAATAATCATTAACTACTAATTTAATACCCAATGATATTATCATTGGGTATTTTTATGATTAATATTACTGTAGTTGATTAAATCGTATATTGATTATTCCATTCAACCCCAGTTTGTTTCACAATGGTAATAATTGTACCAACTGGTAGTTTATGGGTTAATCTAACTTGTTTATTAACCCCATCTACTGAAAAATCTGCATCAAAGTACACATCACCGGTTGGGCTATATAATGACACATTTTGATCATGCATAATATATGGTGATTTTTTCAATCTAGATTGATTTCCACAAATCTCACGAACTGCCGATGCTTTTACACCTTCACTAATAACGGTTTCATCCAATGCCAATGTAGTAACGTCACTTTCAAATGTAGACCCAGAACGATGTCTTGATTTTATTCTATAAAGCTGGCTATTATGGTAAACTATTTGATTTACATCATATATCGTATTTACCATCCATGCAGTATTAGAAGATATATCAAAAATGGAATAAACAGTATTATACGGCACGTTCTCCTCAATAACATCATCATTCAAATCTAATAATGATACCTGTTCTTCAAATCCTTCACCAGATAAATGTTTTGCATTAATTCTATATAAAAATCCATTATGAGTAATGATTTGATCAGTATAATAAATTGTATCGCTTTCCCATTGCGTATGAGTATATCCACCGACAAATAATTCAATATCATTGGTCTGTCCATATTCCGGTGGAATAGATGTTTCAAATGTGCTTGGTCTGAATGGATCATTTGCCCATATATCACGGTCAAATAACGACTTTCGTGGAATGAAATCTAAATCAATTAAATTTGAATCGTCAGAAACAATAATTGTTTTTGTAATTGTATTATCAGAATATATAATTTCTTGACTATATCCTATATTTTGAACATCTGTTCCAATCACATATTCAGTTCTTGCTCCAGTTCCTAGTGTAGCTCGTCTTAACTGGGATAGTGCATTATTATTAATAACAAAATATTCAATACGCTCACTCCCAATTTCAATCACTCCTGGTTGATTATTTGCTGGACTTGGTTCGTCCAAGACAGACGGATCATTTACATAAATCTCGGTATCATACCAACGCAATGGTGCAGCTAAAGTGGTTTTTTTATCAGCATTTAATACTGTATAACGAGTTTTATTCAACATGTCTTTGAATTGACGATAACCAATGCCAGGCTGTGTTACTTTAATTGATAATGTATCAATTAATTGTCCAGCAATTAATTCCTCTGGTGCTGGACTGGTAGTTGGTGTTACAAAACCATCTCCATCAACAATTATATCAGATGGTGCGTATCCAGTCGCCGTTGTATACGGCAGATTGCCACCAAGTAATACGGTATCAATATCTTCATAATCAGGCGATACTGATCCATCACTATCGAATTTCCGTACAACAAATACATCATTTACTACTACAGATAATGATGATGGCAATACAATAGTCACTGAGCCATCTTGATTAATAACTACAGAATCAGTTGATTCTGCCATAACCTGTGGCGTTTGCATGATTGCATCAACATTGATTTGATCAGGTGTTGAAAATAATAAATCATCCAATCGTATTTCGTTTTTATAAATGGTCAGCAATTCACCAATTGTTGGAATATATGGGAGCAGTATTTCATGATCAGTATTATTAGTGATATCATCAACTGAAATTGTTTTAGTATAATCTGTAAAATTTGGATCATAACTATTCCATCTACCAGAGTTATAGGCAAGACTATTCCAACCTTTATTAATATCAAATGAAATACCATCAACTATTACACCAGCATAATCGATCCCAGTCAATAGTTGTGGCAATTCCTTACCTAATTCACCAACTTTTGTATTATAGTAGAATTGAATTCTATCGGTTTCTGTTAATATTTCACTATCTTTAGTATACATAACTTCGATTATAGAATTAAGCAATGGTGCTTCATTAAATACAATCTCGCCGGTATGTTGAGTATAATATTCATACTCAACTGGAGTTTCGACTTTAGAAATTGTGAATTGATGACTGAATATAACTATTCCGTCAATTTTGATTACAGTATATCCATTTCTAATATCTGGTGACCATTTTAGTGGGAACGTTGTTTGAAGCCCATTTCCTATAAAGGTTTCAGATTCTTCTAATGTATTAAGCACATAATCATAATTAATTCTATCAAATTTCATCTTGATTTTGCTTGTTCGTACTACACTGTTACCAAGAATAGCAGTGGCAACCGCAGATGCCCCAGTAGGAGATTGCTGAATTACTACTCGTGGAGTAGTAATATAGCCAGATCCAGGATTAGTAATAGTTATATTTGTAACTCTTCCACCTTCAACTGTTGCAATCGCAGTAGCACCAGATCCAGAATCACTCTCAATGAGTACTGTTGGTGCTTCATCATAATTATTACCAGGTATCGAAATTAGAATATCAACAATTTGAAAACCAACATTATCTAGCCACGACTTCCATGGATATTGATTGACAACAGCATTATCTGATCGAATTTCACCATCAACAATGGTAATATTAATTGGTGTATTAACGCCATCTGTTATCACGGATGGCAAATCGAAATCAGAAACCATGGTATTACTGTTGTCTAATCCATTGTATGTACTTATATATTCACGAACTTGAGTTCTATATGGCTTAACTTCTGATACATATTTTTCAAAATCTGATAAGTTATCATTTCTGTATGTAACTGGTTGGTGCAACGGACTTGCCGTATGTTTAGCTTTTATAAAACTAGTTTTAAAAATCCAATCTAAATAATTTTGTTCACTCAATGCATATCTAACACTTGAAAAAAATAAATTTAAATATTCGCTGTATAAATCATCCACAAAAATATCATTTTTTAATGATTCTAAAATTATTCTTAATTCAGTAGTTGGGTAGTTGTCATACCCAGCACTTGCATAGAATGATGAATCATATTGTGCTGATTCATATAATCCTGAACTTAATTGAATAGTACCATTTTGAATTCCAACTGTGGTATACTGTATGTAGTTAACAACTGAATCAATTCTAATTATTGTCCATTCACCAGAACTATTTGTTTTTATTTTTACAATATCGCCTGCTTGCACACCTATTTGCTGAATATCATCAATTAAATTGACAATGTAATTAATCACCGTAAATTTGCTATACCCAGAAAGGTACCAATCGACATAATACCAATATTTGGTAGTATCGTATGATTTAACCAAGCTTCTAGTTAACAAATCTTTATCTGGATCATAGGAATATAAGCACCATGATCCATTAGATTCGGCATCACTATTAACAAGTACGGCATAATTTCTAACAATTAAACTGGTTTCATCGGTATATCCATATCCGCCATTAACAATATTACATGATATGATTTGACCTTTGCTATTTAAATTGGTGGATATAATTGCACCAACGCCTGATCCAATTACTTCGACCATTGGCGAATTTTGATACCCAACCCCAGAATTTATAATTTCGACTCCAATAATTTTGCCATCTATGATATATGGGGATAATGCAGGTTTTTTAAATATACTAGAATTTACAAATGTCAAATCTAATTCTGTATCAACTTCAATATCGTATAAATTTGCAGAAACGTTTGCTGCGGCATCAAATGATTGTAGCATTGTTAAATCTTTGGTAGTTGATATTTGATTTTTTTCCAATACTAAATTAACATGCTCAATGATTTGTTTTAATGCTTCAAATCGATTCACGAACATACTTTGTCGTGGTCTGTTTTCAACACCATATAATAATTTAGGTGGCAAACTTGTATCTGGTACTAATCTACCCTTCAAATCACTACCACATAAACTATCAATCCATTTTGTTTGAATACGGTCTGGAATAATGGTGGTAATATCATTGCTTATCAGTCGCCATTGAGAATGAGTATTGAAATTCTTATTGTCAACTAACCAATACTGAATGGACAAGACTATATCATCCTTATTCAATAATCTTGCCATATTGGATATCATAAATGAATTACCACCAGTAATCGAAATGTGTTGATATCCATATGCACTAGGATTAGTAATCAATCCAGCAATACTTGCACTTGAAATAGTTCTTGAAGAATTATTTGGAACAGTTGTTTTATTTTTAACCCAGAAATAATAGGTATTTTTTGTGGTTTTGCTTATATTGTCATAAGTTTGTCTAATACTGTATACAGTGTTTCCATATAGAGATGTGCCACTAATACCAAGTGCCAAGCCAGTTGCTGTATCTGCCTGAATATCCCACACAGATGGCAACACATCTGATTCAACCCATTCATAAATGTCAATAGATGCACCATGTGCCAACGTATTCCAGTTATTTGCTCTATACATGATTTCATCGTCATAGCATTCAACAAATTTAGTAGTTCTCAAATCCCACCACAATTGACCAGTTTGTGCAGTAGTCCATGCTGATTCTGCATCATAGTCAACTGAACTCAACAACGATGATTCAACCACTGAATACACCGCTGGATCAGTGAATGTTCTGTATGTTAATTCTTGTGCTGCTGGTCCAGGAATCTTCCCTTGTATTGGGTCAATAATATCCACATATTTTACAAATTTATTAGTGACTTTATTGTATAAAAATGCTTTTTTAATTTTTGAAATATCAGGTTTGTCTAATTCAGAATATTTTTTAATCCAACTATAACTGTCGGTTGGTTTTTTATATTCAAATACTAATCCAGATTCGATAAACTGAGTATTCGTTTTTTTATCAGCATCAACAGGTTCTCCTATTGCAATTCTATTTGTTGAAACTGCAAATCCTAGATTAAAAGAAGCAGTACCTGTTCCAGACCCAATATCAGATGCAATAAAAACAGTACCCACCGTATTACTTGCTGCCCCGATTGCCGTAAAATCAGTATTACCAATTGAAACAATAGTATAAGTATTTCCTTTATCAAATGACCCAGCTTGTTTAATGGATGTATTTCCCAAATACAATGATGCCACGCCGGAACCCGAGCCAGATCCAGTTGCAACAAATGATTCACCAACTAAATTACTATATGCGCCAATTGTAGTAAAATCTGTAGAACCAACTGATATGATAGTATATGAATTACCTGAAATAAATTTTCCAGCTTGGAAGGTTAGAGGTGAAAGACGTTCCGCATAAATCCACTCTGATGCATATCGATCATAAATTTCAACTCTGCCATATGGATTATCAGTATCACCACTATATATTACCAATGTTGCATAATCATTCATAAAAGCTATGTTTGTCCCGAATTGTTCATTTACCACCGGAGATCTATTCAGAATTTTTTGATATTCTACATATGAATTCCCTTGTAATTTATAAATGTAAACACTTCCCTCGTGCACAAATTCATCTAATGCTAACATATCAGATATGGCAATATATTCACCAGTGTCTGATACAGCTATGCTTCGTCCAAACGATGGAGAAGGTTTTGTTATTGTCTGAAACAACGTATTATTTTTATAGACATACACGTTACCGTTAGATGCAATTACTATTGTTGTGGTATCTTCTGTAGCTATAATAGATGACCCAAAATTAGATGTATTTGGTACAGAATAATTAACATTTGAATGTTCCCATCCATAAGTTACAAATTGCAAAATGCCACTCGGTTGTGTATCAGGTGGTGCACTAATAGTCAATGAATATCCATCAATATCAACAGACGACACATATTGATTACTATTAAATCCAGTTCCAACAATATACATACCAAATTCAATACCGTCAGTACTTGCAACTTTAATACTAGTTTCGTTATTTCCAATTACATTAAATGATGTTTCCACATGTACTGTTGCATTATAATTCAAAGAATATACTTTACCAGCTTTATTAGAATTACCAGCTGCACCAACATATAATGTATTACCGCTAAATTCTATAGCAGAACCAAAATATTCATTGTCAGAAGGTTCTGGGCTTGTGAATGTATTTTTAATATAATATTTCCCACGTACATCTTTACCATATATTGAAACAACACCTTGATTTGAATATGAAGAATTGACAAATGACTTCATAACTACATGATTGTCAACCGATGGTTCTTGTTGATTATCAATAGATGCAGCTTGACCAACCATCGGTGAACCAATAACTAACCATTGACCATCATCAGAAACAGCAATAGTAGATCCAAATGTGATAAGTTTATTAATATCATTATGTGATATGAATGGTCTAGAAATTACTTGAGACAACCGTCTAATGACATCATAGACATAAATTTCACCATTGGTGGTTGAAACCGCCATTATTAAATTATTTTTACTATACGCAATCGCTCTACCAAAATTTGATTTAGTATCTTTATAAGGATTTGGTATCATAGTACCTGAATAAATATCAGAATGTTGCCATGATGCCCATTTGCCATTCCCA